GCAGGAGAAAGCCTGGCAGGACACCCTGACCGGGTCCACAATTGCATCCTACCCGGGCCGGGGACCTTTCTTTCACACACGCCGTAAATTTTGAAAATCTCCAAAGCTTTTCCGATCTATATTGAAAGTGCGCGAATATCAAAAAGACCTGATAAAAATCATCAAACCGCTCCCGGCTTGAAAGAGGATGGATCCCAGAAAGAGCCATTGCGGGCTAGGAGGTTTTCCGACCCATGCCAAAACAGGCCGGGTACCAAAAAGAGCTGGCAAAGCTGACCGAGATTTTCCAGGATGTCGATTCGCCTAAGCGTAAGTTGGTAGAGGGATTAATCGAAGACGCAGCGTTCCTGAAAGCAGAAAATTATGCCTTGCGCCGGTCAATCACCGAAACCGGAATGGTTAAGGTCCACCCCAACCATCCGGAGATTCAAAAGCCAATCGAGACGGCAAAGCAGTACCTTAAAAATGTCAATTCCTACGCCGTGGTTATAAAGACTCTTAACGGTGTGCTCAATAAAAACATGATTGAAGACGAGGAAGGGCTGGAAGAGTTTGAATGAACACCGAGTATAACGGTACGCACTCCTGGTTACTCGAATACATCGACAAATGCAAGGATGGTGGAATCATAGTTGGACATGAATTAATGCAGCAACATGATATACTGCTTGATAACTTTGAAACAAGCGGCATCAAAGTAGATTTTACCGATGCTCATAAGCGTATTAAGTTTATCGAGACCCAGTGCAAACACTATGAGGCTCCGTTCGCAGGAAAGTCGTTCATTATGATGCTTTTCCAAAAAGCCTTTATCGAGGCTTTTCATATTTTCAAGATATTTGACGAAGAGCTTGAGAGGTGGGTCCGTAAATATCTTGATTACTTGCTTTTAATTGGCCGTAAAAACGGCAAGACCCCGTTTGTAGCAGCGCAAGACTTGGCAGAGTTTTTTTGCGGCCCTCTGGGGCTAAAAATACTTTGCTCCAGTAACGATTACGAGCAGGCCGACTTGATGTTCCAGGCCATCGACGCGATGCGTGAGCAGAGCCCAGCACTAAGTAAGGTAACGCGAAAAAACATCAAGGGGATATTCTTCGGAAACCCAAAGAAGCCAAAGCATACCGGTAAATTCTCGTACAAAAACAAGGGCAACATCCGCAAGATATCAGCAAAAACCGGGGCTAAAGAGGGGAAAAATATCGGCGTCGGGTCCGTTGACGAGGGGCACGAACTCAAAGACGACCGTTCAATCATGCCCATACGTCAGGCATTGTCAACTCAGGAGGAACCGATTTACGGAGAAATAACCACAGAGGGCTTTACAAACGACGGCTACCTGGACCACAGACTGGTTGAAGCCAGGCAGGTACTGAACGGCGAGATTGAGCGCCCCCGCTGGTTGATATGGCTTTACACTCAGGACAACGAAGCCGAAGTGTGGCAGGACGAAACCACATGGGTTAAAAGCAACCCAGGCCTTGGCACAATTAAAAGATGGGGCTATCTCAGGGGCATGGTCGAAGAGGCCAAGACCAGTAAGTCAACCAGGGCCTTCGTCCTGGCGAAGGATTTCAACATCAAACAGAACAACGCGGCCGCTTGGCTGATGCAGGAAGATATTGTAAACACAGAAACTTTTGACATAGAAGAATTCAGGAATTGCTTTGCGATAGGGGCCACTGACCTTTCCAAGACCGGTGACCTGGCCAGCGCCAGGGTCCTACTGATGCGGACCGGGAGTGCTAAGAAGTATTTCCACCAACAATACTTTATTCCGGAGGCAAAGCTCGATACCGTTCCTAAAGACGATTTGCCGAAGTTTAGGGAGTGGATACGCCAGGGCCTAATCACTGTTTCCCCTGGTAACGAAAATGATTTTAGATTGGTGACCGCATGGTATGTAAGATTATACAAGGACTACGGCATTAAAGTATTTAAAACCGGCTACGATAAATGGTCAGCCATCTATTGGGTCAAGGAAATGGAAGAGGATTACGGCTTTGATTGCAAAAGGATTTCACAGGAATGGGGCAGTATGTCTGAGCCTATGAAGCTGGTTGAAAAAGACCTTAAAAGCGACCTAATTGTGTACAACGATAACCCAATAGACAAATGGTGTCTTGAAAATACAGCCCTGAACATAAATAGCCGGGAAGAAATCATGCCCATAAAAATTCAAGGCAAAGAGGACAAGAAAATTGACGGCGCCGTAACGATGATAATCGCGTATCGGATCTATACCGATAACCGGACGGAATTTCTTGAGCTCGTAAAAAGGCAATCGTAAGTGAGGTGATGACGTGGCCATATTTGACTTTGTAAAGAGTATGTTCTCAAAGAACAGTAAACGGCAAATGCAGTACGCCAAATTTCTTGACGGATACTCACCTATTTTTTCGCAGTTCGGGACCAACGTTTACGCCTCCGACGTGGTCCAAATGTGCATTGACGTAATAGCGACCGAGTGCAGCAAGCTGCAGCCAAAACACATACGAACCGACAACAATGGAATGCAAGTGAACGTCAAAAGCAGCCTTAACCGGCTGTTTAAATTTTCCCCGAATGAGTTAATGACTACCCGTGACTTTATTGAAAAAGTAATCTGGTTGCTTTACATGAATTACAATGCCTTTATCTACCCGACATACGAAATGGTGACGGATGCCCGGGGGATAACAACTAGAAATTATACGGCGTTTTACCCGATGAACCCAACGACGGTTACGTTCCTTCAGGACGAGACCGGCCAGCTTTTTGTCGAGATGCGTTTTCCCAGTGGAGACAGTTTTACGCTAGCTTATTCCGATATTATCCACCTTCGGAAAAAGTTTTCAGTGAATAATGTAATGGGTGGCGGTGGTAGTGGACAGCCGGATAATGCTGCACTGCTGAAGGTGCTCACGATTAATGATACCGTACTCCAGGGCCTTGAGAAAGCTATCAAAACAAGTCTTTCTGTCCGTGGGATACTGAAGATTAATACCATGCTTGACGATGATAAGCAGCAGAAAGAGCGAGAGCGATTTGAGGCGGCTATCGCAACCGGGGCAACGAGTATTTTGCCATTGGATTTAAAGGGCGAATATACCCCCGTCACGGTGGATCCGAAGCTAATCGACAAAGAGACCTTAGACTTTTTGCAAAGCAAGGTCCTCAACTATTATGGGGTGTCAGTCCCGATCTTGACCGGTGACTTTACCGATGAGCAGTATCAAGCGTTCTACGAAAAGACACTGGAGCCGATTATTATCGGTCTCGGCCAGGCATTTTCTAAAACAATCTTTACCCAGCGGGAACTCGATGTTGGGAATGAAATGTTCTTCTACCCACAGATGCTATTATTTACGAACACCAAGAACAAAATTGCGGTGGCTGATATCCTCGGCAACCGGGGCGCGGTAACAAATAACGAACTGCTCGCGTTATTCGGTTATCCTCCCTACGAGGGAGGTAATGTACGAAATATGAGTCTTAACTATATTGATGTGGCGATATCAAATGACTACCAGATGAAACGTGCTGGTGTGAACGGAACTGAGGTAAGCAATAATGGGCAAAAATAAAAAAAAGCTACCAGTTAAAAGCGAACCGGTAATCCGCAGCTTTGGAATAGCGGATCTCAGAGCGGTAGATGAAGGAACGTACATCGAAGGGCACCCGGCAGTGTACGACCAGAAGACCAGTATTGGCAATTGGTTTTACGAAATCATTGAGCGGGGCGCTTTTGACAACTGTGATTTTGACGATGTTTTATTCAGCGCAAACCACGCTTGGCTGGATAATATCCCCCTGGCCAGAAGTCGCAGGAATAATGGCAACTCAACAATGTCGTTGGTAGTAGAGCCAATTTTGGCGCCGATCTCACCATCATCGAGGAGGCCTCCGAACTGCTGCATCGGGTGAAAAACAACGGCAAACTGCCACTGCTGACATCGTGCAGTCCGGGCTGGGTCAAGTATGTGGAACATTTCTATCCGGACCTCCTCGAACACGTCTCCACGTGTAAATCGCCCCACGAGATGGAAGGCGCTCTGGTGAAATCGTACTATGCGCAAAAGACGGGCATCCCGCCCGGGG